GTAGTTACCGCATCAGCAAACGATTCACCTCTGCCTTTCTTAAATTGAGGTAGGTTGCTCATCTCAGGTATTTGCATTGGTGCGTTACCGTACGACCAGTTCTCTATTTCTTCTGGAGTCTTGCCAACAAGCAAGTCACCTACACCACCCAAGTATGGGATATCTACTTTGTTAGCAATGTCACGGCCCTGTGATAATGCTTCAGCTAATGCCGACAGGTTTTCATTCTGCGGTATGGCTTGCATTTTGTTTTCAACAGATCCACCTTTGGCATATTTTTTAAGTAGTTGATCTAAGTTCTTGTTCATATGGACTCCGCTAGACTGCGTATGGGTTTATATGTTCTTTCTTCTTGAGTCTTGGCCCATCGACATCCTTCGCTTTTTGAAGGTCGAACCATCCGTCATTTTTAAGATATATTATAGCCTGACTAAACGTATCCACATAATCATCGTGATCAGCGACGGGGAACTTGTCAAGTTGTTTGATAAATCGTTGCGCCCAAGAAACCGTATGGCCTAAGTTTTTACTAGATTCAGGTATCCATAGTAACCCGGTTTCTAAAGTCGGAGCTGACTGATGTGCCCTTGATATTTTGTCGGCTCGACCTGGGTTGTATCCAACGACAGGAACCCGCGCCAACCTAAGATCTTGTATCAAAGACTGCCCACTAGCCTTAGCCTCAACCAAAATACAGTCAGGTCGTCTGGCCCTGCTAAACGGTGAGTCCTTGCTCATGCCGCCGTACTCAGTAGTCCAGTCGTTAATGGCGCGTTTGCGCAGCTCAGGATAACTTAAGTGATCATCCCAAGCATCGATAAGCATAACCTGCCTAGCGTTCTGATAGGTAAACACCGCCCAGACTGAGCAGGCTGTTGGATCACCGGTAGACTTTTCGGTGAAGGCGCAGTCATAAGATTGCAGAATGTATTCAAACTGTGGCAGCCCTTTTGAGGCAGGCCAGAGGTTAAAGTATTTTGTCTTGAGTATGCCACCCTCGGCCGGTGATGGGGTCTGTTGTAACTGACCGGCAGATCCGTACTGTCCGAGTAATCGCTTAAGGTTTTGTATTTCTTTAGCGCCAAACCGTTCAGGGCAAATTAATTCTCCTATTTTTTGCCGGTCATCGTATTGGCCAAGGGAGGTCTTACGTTTCTCTCCATCCCATTCGGCAGGTATGCAGATATGCTCCCATCCTCCGATGTCTTCAAGTATATGACCGCTGATGTCTCTTTCATGCAGTCGCTGCATAACAGTTACCATAGCGTCTTTTTTTGGATTGTTTAACCGAGTGGACCATACCTGATCAAACCAATCTAAGTCAGACCCGCGTATAACATCAGACTGAGCGGCTTGGGCGCTGTGAGGGTCGTCTAACAGAAGCCTTGAGCCTCCTTCGCCAGTAGCTGTCCCACCAACTGACGTAGCTATCCGGTAACCGGTTTTGCTGTTTTCAAACCGTTGCTTAGCATTCTGATCACCTGATAACTTAAACATGTGCGACCACCGGTCTTGATACCAAGGGGATTGTATTAAGCGCCTAGTCTTGAGGTTGTCACGTATTGATAAGGATCCGCTGTAAGATGCGCAAAGAAACTTTTCTTCTGGCGATGTCAACCACTCCCAAGCAGGCCACATAACCGAGACGATGGTCGATTTTGAATGCCTTGGCGGAATATTAATCAGCAGCCTTTTTATGTCGCCAGCACTAACCGCTTCAAGGTGTTCGCAGATCCTTTCGATGTGCCAGCTACCAATAAATGGTATGCCAGGTTCAACAACATGCCAGCTTTGCTTAACAAACTCATACAACGATGCAGAAGCATTGCGTTTTTGTTGTTCAAAGTTTACCGCAGCAAGGAGCTGTTTATTATTCAGCATTATTCAATTACAGTTTTAGCCAACATAACCCGCATGTCTTCTAATTCTTGATCGTTTAAAACATTCAAATCTAGCTTAGGCATCGATACCGATTGCTGTGCATTAGTGTTGTTGATCACTGTTTGCGGTTCTTTTCCTAAAAGTTGTTCGCTTGCTTTATTAACTGTTTCTTGAAATAACTTATGCTCTGCCATTTCAAAATCTTCATTTACTTTTTTGTTCATAACAGCTAAATTTTTAAGCGTCATGTTGTTAAGTATTTGAATATGTTTTGTGCGCTCGTCTATCTCTTTTACAACAGTTGACAACAGCACCGGCTCAAGTGTTGACAATTCAACCTTAACCCTTGCAGCATCAACGATTAACTGTTGCATTTCTCCCTTTATCCAGCTTTCTTTTTTTGCCTTTCTGCTAATTGCAGATCGATCAATTCCAGTCTGTAAATAAATCTCAGACAATGATTTTCCTATTTCAAATAGGGCTTTCGCTTTTGCCCAAATTTCTGGTTTTGTCATGTTAGAAGGGTATTGGCTTGGCTAAGTTTCTGGCAATGCGACGTTCTCTTGATGCCGCTTTTGCTTGGCCAGTTTTGCTGTTTGCCGTTCTTGCTGCCGCGTTGCCTCGTTTTTGTGCATCGCTTAGTTTTGGGGTTCTGAATTTCCCCTTTCCAACTTTTTTTGTTCCCCGACTTTCGCTACCTGTTGCCATAAATTTTCCCGTCGTAACATTTTGTGTGTTGCTTGATATTTATTGAGAATCTCCGCCATCCATTCGCGATGAAACGCGTAAATGACAGGGCAATTATCAATCGTTATTTGCTCGATATTCATTGAACTGCGTAAATTTGCAGATCCACCGATTATGATGTGCTGTCCGCAAGTTGTTTTAATCAGAGTTATTTTTGTGTGTATTCCAGCGACTGCTAAAGCAAATAGGCCGTCGCCTAATTCGTTAGCAATATCTTCAATACCTGACTTTCTTTCATGCGAAAAAAAGAAATCAGATATAATTAGCCCCATAATACCATCAAGCCTGTGCGTTTGAATGTTTTTGAGGCTGTCCACGTTTTCGCGGCTCATTGACAGCGTTGAGATTATTATTTCCTCCGCTATTAAGTCGTTATCAAATAAATAAGCTTCGATTAAATCCCCGGCAATAAAGTTACCCGACACAATGGCGTTTATATGCTCGCCTTCTTCAACGATTCCAATAGCTTTAACAAGCTCTTGCGCGTATTTGTACTTAACGCAAGATGGGCGCTTAAAGCGTTTTACCCGCGCAAATTTTGAAGTTGTTGGCTTTGCTTCCGTTTCATCCTCAAACGCTTCCATATCAAAATCAAAATCATTAAATTCAGCGTTTAAATCAGCCATTTTGTTCTACCTTAATCATAAACAATTCAAACATAGCCTGGTGCATCCGCGCCTCACCCTTTTCCCATTTTTGCCAAGCTCTGCAAGTAGAGTATAACACAGCTCCTGCTGCTGTTTGAGTTAATCCCGCGTCTTTGCGGGCTTGTTTTACTTTTTCTGGTGTGGGGTTATTCATAGCAATCTAATCCCATCGATTAAAAACTCGCCAGTGTCATCGCCATACCCTTTAAAGTTTCCAGCTACCAAAATAAGATCTCCAGAATAATTATTTTCTGTAATTTGCTCTAGCGCTGAGGCTATTCTTTTAATAACGCCTAGTTCTTCTTTCTCGTCCATATTATCAAAATAAATCATCATATCAGCAATATCAACTCCTATACATGATGCCCCGCATAACAGGTCATCACTAGGACAGTCATTTTCTCTGTCCCAATCCCATGAAAAGGGGACTTCATGGCCGACGGCGGGCATAAAGTTTGGATCAACACGTCTAAGTCCATACGCTGATTCATCAGGGGTTAACTTAATCATATTTAAAATATCTCGTATTGTCATTGTTATCTCCTAAAAAGGGTTTAAGTTGTTTAAACCATGATTAGATTATACGCCTTTTGATCTACATGTATAGCCTTTTATTCATATTATTTAATTAAATTTTTAACATGCTTGGATTAACTATATTTCTAACCATGTTCAAAGTCCTTAGCGCAAGCTTTGTTGCAAAATCTGGGGATGATGCCATTGCGTTCAGTAACTGCTTCGTTGCAAGCAAAGCAGAATCCATTACCGTCTATGTTAATTGAAACACCTCTGGCTGCTTTGACAGCAACCTGTAGCATTTTATAAGCATGATCATTTGCTAAATCAATCTCGTCTGACATTTTTAACCCCGTAATTAACATTATCACGATTATAATATAATAATTCGCATCTACCAAAAGCTTCTTTAATCTCTAATAAAAAATCAGTTGTTTTTTTATCATTTTTCTGAATATCTTCCCACAATTCTTTTTTTGTCATGATGTCCTTTGGTGCACAAGGTGCGTAACTAGGTGCACGTCTTTTTAGTTGTGCACCCAAGCTTAAGTCTTGGTGTTTGTGGCCTGTAGCTCTTTAGGTGCACAAGGTGCACGTCTTTTTATATAAAACTTTATTTATAATATTAGTACATAGTACATATAATACCTATATATGTATAGAGAGAAATAGTTGCGCTTGCGCACCACATAAAAAAAAGCCCCAGACCATGCTGTGTATGGGCTGAGGCCAAGTGCATGTCTGTGCACGTCTTTTTTAATTTAAGAGCTTATCTATCAAAAATCCGCGTTTCCCATGTTGCGCTTTGTAAACAAATCCAGATTTTCTTAAAAATGCCGCCAAAATATTAACATCATTTTTTGTCGGTTGTGATCGCCCTGCTGATGTTAAAATTTCGGTGCACGTTGAAACATTCCCCCACACCGGTTTGTGTTCAAGATCATAAACAACACTAACAGCGTCTTCAATATTATTAATTGCCGAGTGTTCTTCGTGACGCACCACCAACATAGCTAATAAAGCGTCACTAGGCCACCACTCTGCTCCGTTTAAATATAACTGCCATACTTCTGCCCACAATTGATTTAAATCAACGCCATGAGCCGGATCTGTCAAAAGCACTTTCAAAGGTAAAAATCTGCGATTGCCTGTGTCGTCGTTTAAAAACTTAGATTCGTTAACTGATGCAAAGAACGACGTGCGTCGTCTAAACTGTGAAGACATAGCAGCGTAAGGCATCCGAATTTCGTCTACCTCGTTCGATAAAAAAGCTTTGAGCTTTGCTATGTCTGAACGTCTAAACGTGCCGTCAAGCTCACCCAGTTCGACAATCCAGCCACTTAAAGCGTGTTTTCGGCTGTCTTTGTCTGCAATATCTAAAATAATCCCATTTAAAATATAATTCTGATAATTTTTTGGAACGATGCTGCTTAACCAGCTAGTTTTCTTTGTGCCTTGGTCACCTTGAAAAACCAGCACAGATTCAAACTTAGCTAAGCACCCAATAATAGGTGACAAATTTGCGCAGTCTGCAGCTGCGACGCATTGTACTAACCACATCTTAATCAAATCGTTTCTGTATTCAGCATCTACAGCATCTACTTTAACTGACTCACAAAATTTATTTATCCGGCTAATGCCATCCCATTTGTTAGATTTTAGATACTGCAAAACAGGGTTGACGCAATTACCCATTAAAAGAGCCGCTATCCGCGTGTGAATCTTGTCCGGGAAGTTATTTAAAGATATTAAAGACTTTATTGTTTCAAGTTTGCCGTTGTCGCTGATGTCATTAATCACATCGTCTTGAGTTACTATAAAGATTTTTTTTAATATCTCATCGTAGTAGCAGTCAATGCCGTACTGTTCTAGTAACCAAATAAGATTTTCAGTGGTCGCTAGTGGATTGCTTTTTTCATCTTGATGTGGATAAGTCCAGCTTAGTGCTGGCCGATCATGAGTCAAATACTCAGTGACTGCTGCTGTTGCTTGCTTACTATCACCAGGTTTGTGATTCCATTTTATTGCTTTTGCAAAATCATCATCACATTCAAGAATTTTGTAACAATTGAAAGCATCATGAGTGTGTCCATTATTTAGGGCATCAGATCCGTGAGAATAGATAAATCCATCGTCGTATAAAATAACACCTGGAACACCCGTGACAGATCCTGGTCTTTCAAATCGTTTTCCTTTTTGTTTATAGCCGTTGCGCAAAAGTATGTCAGCAACCGAATACTGAGCATTAAATAAAGCCACATCCTGCCCACTAACACCTGTTTTTTTTGCTGTGGCTTTTGGTGTTGTTTTTTCCGGTGTAAAAATCTTTTTCCAGTCTGCCCAGTTTGTCACCATATTAAGCAAGATTTCAGGCACATCCGGTATCTTCGTGATGTCCCCTATGACACTATAATTGCCACCGGCGGGATGTTCTCCATAGATCACGTCTTGGCAGTTACCGCAGCGCAATTCAAAGACACCGCTTAACTGATGTAATTTGTAATTACCGATTGGCATTTTAAAAAGTAATTTACCTCTGTTTGCCGATGGCGATTTAATTTCCAATCGATTTGGATCTGATAGCCATACTCGAATATCCTCACCGATATCATCAAAGATCTCTAAAGTCTTTGCCATGTCATCAATGTCAAACGCAATCGTGCCACTCGCCCCGTGGTAAATACCAAAGTTCCAGTCCTCACACCCTTGATAAATTATTGGATTATCAGAATATCCATTACGATTATCTCTAGCGCGTGGCTTATTCCATCCAGCAGCAATCGGAGCTTTTGTTGGCAAACCGTTTACTTTAGGAATTGGAACTAGAAATATTCCTTTAGTTTCAAATAGGTTCATATCCCTCGTCCCCAGATAAATGTTTATTAATTTGTACTAAATATCTTTCAATTTCTGACTTTAAAACGCCCACCCGCTTACTTGTTATATTGACAGTTTTGATTTCCCCTTTCCGGATCAGAAGATACAAAGTAGACCTCGAAATAGTTAACTCCTGAGCCGTTTCTTTTAAAGTTAAAATGTGCATTATTGTCCGCTGTTGTGTTATAGTGTGTTAAACATCATATCACAAAGAAAAATAAAAATGTTAAGAGATTATCAAAAAGAAGCAGTAGATGCCGGAATAGCCCATGCAAAAATGTCACTTGAAAGCCAAGTTATTGTGATCCCTACCGGCGGGGGTAAGAGCCATGTAGTTGCAGAACTGGCAACTATACTCTGTCAATTAACAAAAAAGAAAATATTGTGCACAGCTCCTAGCGCTGACTTAGTGATACAAAACACTAAAAAATACAAAGCAACTGGACACAATGCCTCTGTGTTTTGCGCAAGTGCCGGCATGAAGTCATTAAAAGAAGATGTAATCTTTGGATCTCCATTGTCATTACTTAACAGTGTTGATAAGTTGGGCGTTTTTGGAGCAATTATCTTAGATGAATGTGATTTGATTAGCAAAACAGTTAGAACTTTGATTGAAAATCTTAAAGTCAAAAATCCATTAATAAGAATTATTGGCCTTACGGCAACACCTTACCGGATGGGGATGGGATACATTTATGGCATTCATTACCAAAATGCATTCGTAGCGGATACATTTCAGCCTTATTTTTATAAATGTACATACGAAGCGTATGCGCACGATCTATTAGCCAATGGTTATTTGACTAAGCCGCTGCTGGGCAAGAACGCGCTTAAATACGAAACCAGCGGTCTTATACTCGATAAAAAAGGCAAGTTTGATCAGCACAGTGTTGAAGAGGCTTTTATCGGGCAGGGCCGGCTTACGTCAGATATTGTCGCTGACATTGTGAGGACAACCCAAGGCTATAATGGCGTAATTATATTTGCACAAACTATTCAACATGCCGAAGAAATTATGGAGTCCTTGCCAAAGCATATCTCAGGTATTGTGCACAGCAAGATCAAAACTAACAAGCGCGTAATGAAGCTGTTTGAGCAAAAATACATTAAGTATATTGTCAATGTTGATTGCTTAACTGTTGGCATAGACTGGCCGCATGTTGATTGCATCGCGCTTTTGCGCCGGACAGAGTCCAGCAGGCTATTGCAACAAATAATAGGCCGAGGGTTAAGACTAGAAGCCGGCAAGGAATACTGTTTAATTTTAGATTATGCAGATAACTTCCCGACGCATTTCCCCAACGGCGATCCATTTGATCCTAAGATAAAAGCTAAAGCACCTAACGAAGCGGAAAAGATACCGGCAGTGTGTCCTGATTGCAGCCACGAAAATATGTTTGCTATGCGCCCTAACGATGCCGGTTATGGTTACCATGAAAATGGATATTTTATGTGGGAAGACACAGGCGACATTGTACAAGACCAAGAGGAGCGGCCTGTCCCTAGCCATTTTGGCCGCCGGTGCTTTGGGTTATTAAAAAAAGACCAGCGCTGCTCATACAAGTGGACCTTTAAAGCATGTGAAGAATGTGAGCACGAAAATGATATTAGCGCCAGGTATTGCCAGAGCTGTAAAAAAGAATTGATAGATCCAAATGAAAAGTTAACTTTAGAAGAAGCGGCAAAAACTAAAGCCAACTTCGAAAAGCACTTAATAGAGCCAATCTTAACGGTAGAGATTGCCAATGATTTTAAAGGCGACGCAAGGATCAAAGTAGTCACTGTTATGACTATTTTTAATAAAAACATCAGGTTGTTTTTGCGAGTATCAAATGAAAAAGAACGTGAACAATTCAGAATGTTTAGAGATACGAAACTAAATAATCACGACATTGAATTTTTTAGAAAACAAGGCAAGAATTTTTATAATTTTGTTGGAGTAAGTAAGAATGAAAATATGTAGTAAGTGTAAAGTTGAAAAAAGTTTGAATGATTTTAATAAGGCAAAACAAAATAAAGACGGTTTTCGCGGTCAGTGTACACAATGTAAAAAAGAATCTGATGCTATATACTACGTTAAAAACAATAAAAAAATAAAAGAAAAAATGGCAAAATGTCGGGTTTCAAACCCACAGAAACACAACGAAAGAATAGCTACATACAGGAAAAAAAACCCTGATAAAATAAAAAAACACAAAGCTAAATATTACGCTAATAACACTGAAAAAGTAAGAGAGGGACAGGCTAAATACTACGCCGAAAATTCCCAAAAAGGACTAATCTGAATAATACAACAAACACGCATCAACAGCCTCAACCCAAGAATAACAAACATCAACCTTATACCCTTGCGCTCGCAGCTTGGGTATAAACTCTAACTGGTCTTTGCTCAACTTCCCTTTAGGTTTTTTAATTTCTAAATACAACCCGTGGTATCCAGCTCTTGCCATTGCAAGGTGATAGTCGGGCACGCCTTTTTTGATTCCAATTCCTGCGACATGACCTGTCGCAGATTCATTTTTAATATGATAAATTAAATCAAATATCTCAGGGTGATACTGTTGCAGTCTTTGCATAAACGCTATGCAAATATTTTGCTCAATATAGTTGCGCATTAAAATAATCTACCAGTTTTTGTATATAAAGAATACCGGGGTTATTAATGCGATTAGTCGCAAACTTTGCCACCCATCCCTTACTTATGCCTGTTTGTTTTGCAATTTCGGCATAGTTTCTATGCATAACAACTTGTTGTTTGCACCATTCTGCTTTTTGAATCAATGACATACGATCACCTTAGTTTAATTACCAAATATTATACACAATAAATTTAAAATACTACTTTACGGGTGTAAAATTTTAAATTATAATAGACACAACTTAACCACTTCGGTTAAACCTTTAGGAGCTAACAATGAGATCAGAAGGAATGTTTGAAACAGATGTTGACCAAGAGGATAGGGATATCTTTTTTGCGGAAAAAGTTGTTTCTGTCTTGGCGGGCAGAAACAAAACTGCCCAGTCTATGGGTAACAACACACTTCCAGTCCCACAAGACTGGAGCGTATCGCAAGTTGCGATACATTCGGTTGCTAGAAATAAAGTTGGCGATATGATAAATATCGTTGATTTTGACTGCCCAAGGGCAATTTCAAAGCTAGACTCGTACAATGACGAGCTAGCGGTTTTTGTTGCTGCATTTGCAGACTGGGGGAATGTTATGTAATTAAAAAACACAGGTGGTAGCGGCCTGTTAAAAAACCGCACCTATCAGACCTTAATAATTATTGGCGTTATTAAGGAAACCATGAATTAGCCATAGCACCGCAAGATCTAAGGCGGGTAAAATATTGATTAAAATTATAACCATAACCAACTAGGAGATAAAAATGAGTAAAGAATTAGCCGCCCTCATGGGCGAAAAATTTCACGTTGGTGCACAAACCAATGTAATCGCTGTCTTGAAAGAAACAGCCTTCAGAGGCCAAACAATTACCGACGGCCAAATGACAGCGTTGTTAGTTATTGCCAATCAGTACGGCTTAAATCCTTTTACCCGTGAGATTTATGCTTTTCCGGACAAAGGATCCATTGTCCCCGTGGTTGGCGTTGACGGATGGACGCGCATCATCAATGAGCATCCTGCTTTTGACGGCTTGGACTTTGAGCAAGATGCAGAAAGCTGTACTTGCATAATCTATCGTAAAGACCGCACCCATCCGACCAAAGTTACAGAATGGCTAAGCGAGTGCAAACGCGACAACGCACAGCCTTGGAAATCACACCCAAAGCGTATGCTTAGACATAAAGCTTTAATCCAGTGTGCACGCCTTGCGTTTGGTTTTAGCGGCATCTATGACACAGACGAAGCGGAGCGCATTACCGAACGTGAAGTACACGAAGTACCACCCGTAGCTGTTTACGAAGCTCCAGCTCTGGAATACTGCACTAACGAAAACTTTAATAGTAAAGTAGACCAGTGGAACGAAATTGTTACCTCTGGTAAAAAAACAGCTGCAGAATTAATTGCTGCAATTGAAACAAAAGGTTTGTTGACTGACGAGCAAAAAGAGGAAATTTTGTCATGGGCATGATTACAGTAAATGTTTTAACCGGATCTAAAGAATGGCACGAACACCGTGCCAAATACTTCAACGCCAGCGATGCGCCAGCGATGTTGGGTAAGGGAAAAATTAGCAGAGAAGCATTGTTAGACAAATACAAAGGCTATCAGGCCGAAGTAAGTGATTTTACTCAAAAGCTTTTTAACAAGGGTCATGAGCTAGAAGCAGCTGCGCTTTTCTACGCCGAGCTTGAGGTGGGCGATGACCTTTACCCCCTGATAGGTGTAAGTGGCACATTAAGCGCGTCATTTGATGGAATCACATTAGACGAGAGAACAATCTACGAGCACAAAACGCTTAATGCTGAGATAAAACAATTCGGCGCAACATTAGCGCACAGAATACAAATTCAGCAACAATTTATAGTATCAGGCGCTGACAAGTGTTTATTTTTAGCAACTCATGAAATTGATGAGCCATATCATGAATGGCTTGAGCCAGATTTAGAACTTCAAGAGCAGATCCTTACCGGCTGGGAACAGTTTAAAAAAGACCTTACCACCCACAGCATAAAAGCTAAGGTTATTAAGGATGTTAAAGCGCCTGTCATGGAATTGCCAAGCGTTATTATACAAGTACGTGGTGAGCTTACTTTATGTAACATACACGATGTCAGACCCGTTTTTGACAAATTTTTGTCAGAAGCGACAGTTATTTTAGTAACAGATAGCGATTTCGCGACAGCAGAAGCTGAAAGCAAAGTGGCTAGAAACATAGCAAAACGATGCTTAGAAACTGAAAAAAGCGTTATTGACCAAACGGCTACTATCAGTGAAGTAACAAGAGAATTGCGCTTATATGCTGATAAATTTAATGCCTTGGCCTTGCTACAAGAGAAGGCTGTCAAAACGCAAAAAGAAAACATTAAGATTGCTTTGTTAAACTTTAACACTGCTGAGTTTAATAATTTTATTAGCGTGCTAAACGAAAGTATATCGCCCATCCGGTTAGTAACCGAACAGCCAAATTTCATGACTGCAATGAAAGGCAAGCGCACAGTTGCATCACTTGAAGACGCTGTGACTTTTGAATTAAGCCGATGCCAATCAATCGCAGGTGCTGCAGCTTATAAAATTGGCAATAATTTGCAAGAAATAAAAGAGGCTGTTGATTATAAGTTTTTATTTAATGATCTAAACCAATTAGTTTTATTAGATAATGCGCATTTAAAGTTAACTATTGCAACACGTATCAAAGAGCATGAAGAAGCACAAGCTTTAAAACTTTTGCAAATTGCAGAAGAAGCAAAGCGCAAAGCAGAAGAAGAACAGGCCAGCAAGCTTGAAGCAGAACGCGCAATAATTAGAGCAGAAGAAGTAAAAAAATTACTTGAAAAGGAACAAGAAGCCGAAAGGCTTTGGAAGGAATCAGAACAAGAAATGCAAGCTAAAGCCGAAGCTTTACGCAAAACAGCGGACCACATAGAAGAAAGTGCTAAATATGCTGATAGAGCATCAGACCGCAACGCTGAGCTTGCAGGAGCCGCAAAGATCCGCAAGCAAGCTGATGATATTGAAAGATCGTTAAAACCTACTGACAAAGAGATTTTAGATTTGATAATATCTCATTTTAAATGTTCAAAAACCGATGCTATTACCTGGTTAAGTAATATTAATTTTAGACGATTGGAGTTAGGAATATGAGTAATGTATTTAGTTTTACCGGCACTATCGGCAGAGATGCTGAGGTTAAGCACACACCAAGTGGCTTAACCATTTTAAATGTAACGGTTGCCAACAAAATTGGGTATGGTGATAAGCAACAAACCTTATGGGTACGTGTCGCCTTATTTGGCAAACGTGCTGAAGGCTCTTTGAAAGATTACTTGAAAAAAGGCCAGCAGGTTTTTGTTTCCGGTGAGCTTAGCCAAAATGAATATAAAGCCAATGACGGCACTACTAAGACCAGCTTAGAATTGAATGCCAACATTATTGATTTAGTTGGTAAACGTAACGAGGCTCCAGTTCCAGCTCCAGCTCCAGTTCAAACAAACGATGACTACGAAGATGATATACCGTTTTAATATAATGTATTGACAGAGTAACATAATAGATTATATACTTCACCCGATTTCTCCTAGGCCCGAAGGCCGCACTCTATACCCCGTGCAAAGCGGGGCTTTTTTACCACTATTTTTAGTGATACCTCCAGTTTTCCTGGACAGATTTTCTGGATGTATCAGTAAAAAGTGCGGCCGGTGCCACCTCGGACCGAAAAAAGGCGGGGGTTGATTAAATAACAGCCGCACTGCTCTACCCCCTTGGCGATTTAACCTAGTCGCTGAGGGTTTTTAAAAGTAATGATTGGGTAACTTGACAGTCATTAGCTTTAAAAGTACGTACTACCGCAGAGCAACCTGCTTTACCAAAGCAAACTTTTATCGCGTCGACCGGTGTTGGCGCATTTATTGGATTTGTATTATGAAAACAGATTACGCAGACAAGACTTATTTAACAGCAGATCTTGAAAATCTTGAAGAGAATTGGAAGGAATATAATATTGCTGTAAAAATCGGAAAAGTAGCCGCCGTTATAATTATTGTTATTTTTACTTCAGCATTAAGCTTTATTTATTCAACCGGCAACCCAGTGCACAGTGTTACTTCTGTAACATCTTACAAAGTTGGGGCAAGCCAGGAATATAATTTGCCAACAGGTGAAAGATAATGAACGAAGAACTACACGAAGCCATAGGTGTGGCAATAATGGAAAATATTGTTGCCAATTTTCAAGAAGATCCAAAAGAGATCTTAACAATTTTATCTAATCGTTTAAAAGAAATGGCAAAAGGTGATCTTGACGTTGAGTGCATGGTTGCTGTTATCGATGGTGCTATATGCGCACCATTTAATAAACGTCATGATCCTTGCAACAGATGGATTATTGATGCCATTTATTCAAAGTCATTAGACATGGCAAGTTTAAATTTATGATCCATTATCATGGCACACCAATTGGTGGCTCAAGGCAAGACGTGGCTAGGTTCCTGGTTGGTCGTCATGCGCTTATTCCATTTGGTAGACAAGACGATCTAGGCGCTGTTTTAGAATTTTGTCAGACATTTTGTTTGGATAATGGAGCGTTTAGCCACTGGAAGTCTGGGAAAGGTAAGATTGATTTTGATGCTTATTTAAAATGGGCAGAATCATTAAGACGACACCCAGGATTTGATTGGGCCTTGATACCAGATATTATTGACGGCACTGAGCAAGATAATCTTGCATGGGTACACAAATGGGTAAGATCAGGCACAAGAGCAAAAGGAGTACCTGTTTGGCACATGCACGAGTCTTTTGAGTACCTTGATTATTTAGCCACTAATTTTGAAATAGTAGCACTAGGCAGTTCTGGTGACTATAAGACACCCGGCACTAAATCATGGTGGGTTCGCATGAACGATGCTATGAAAGTTATATGTGATGAAGATGGTAAGCCGAAATGCAAATTACATGGCTTACGGATGTTAAGCACTAAAGTATTTACTAAGTTGCCATTATCATTGGCTGATAGCACTAATGCGGCTGTTAATTGTGGGTCGTTAGCTAGATTTGGAATGTACAAACCTGCAACGTCATCACAACGAGCTGCAGTGATAGCGGACAGAATTGAGTCTCATAATAGCGCACATGCTTATGAGTTTTTACAAATACAAAAGGAATTAATATGAACGCAACAGCAAAAGAAATTAAAAGCTACGTTGACCGAGCTTATAGAGAAAAGAATAAAGAAGCGTTAGTCAAAAAAAGGGCGGAACTTTATCAGATACAAAAAAACAGAGCGTATTTAACTCGCCCTGCTTCTGCTGTTTACTTAGGATTAACGACACAAAAGCTTGCTAATATTGTAAATTTTGGCAAGTATTGGCAAGTGCCAGAGCATCTAAGCGACAAAGGCGTGGTGAGATATCATAAAAAGGATTTAGATAACTGGAAGCTTCACAACCCACAATACTTTGACGAGTGGTCAATGATTAAAAAAAGTTATTACACTATGTCAGGGAACGTAATGTTAATCACAGAATGGTTGCAAGCATCAAAAGCAGTTACTAAATACTGCAACAAACAACGGTTTGAGATTGAGTCTAAAAAACTTTGGGCGAGGTGGGGATGATGAGTAAAAGAACAGAAGATTTAGCATTTAAATACAACATCAACGCACGTACTGACGAGCTGAGTCTGTTTGTGTCAGAGATATACGGAGATGGTGTTAAAGCAGGCGTAGAAAAAGAAGCTAATGCAGCTTTACGCGATTATTTTGCCGCCTCAGCTATGCAAGGGCTATTAAGTAGCCTAAATAGGGAAGAAAGCTGTGACCGCTTTGCTGCTGTTGCATATCACATGGCAAACGCAATGCTTAAAGCAAGAGAGGCAATGCTTAAAGCAAGGGAGGTGAATGATGAGTAAAGAAAGAGAGTTACTTAAAATAATTTTAAGTTATGTAGAAAACAAATACTTACTAGCACATGAATTTGAAATGGCTACGCAAATAGATGAAACTTTTATAGAAATACAAGAACTCCTAGCCCAACCTGAGCAACCAACAATGACTCAGCGTGAAGCTTACCAGCGCGGATATACACAAGCAGAACTTAACTTGAAGCGTGAGCCTTTGAGTGATGAAGATATCAGGGTAATTATTAATCAACTACCTACCGGAGTTGACTTGGACACAGGTATCGAGCTTTGTAGGATTATAGAAAAAGCACACGGCATTGGAGGCGAGGAATGAGCGGAGGAACATTTGAATATGGGCAATTTAGAATCACAGATATTGTTGTTGAGATTGAAGATGTTGTTTATAACAATGACACTGTAGAATATCCATACAGTGACGAAACAATAGCTATGTTTAAGTATGCCATAAACTATTTAAATGTGGCGCATATATATGCTCACCGAATTGACTGGCTATTGGCTGGTGATGATGGCGAGGAATCTTTTCACAAACGATTAGCAAGTGATTTGGAGGAATTTAATGAAACTTTATGAGCTAGGAAACGACAAAAGATTTACGCTAGTAGACGATGATTCAAGTATTGTATTTTTATTAGATCACATAGATGGTGCGTATAGCTTGTGCTACGTAGGCGATGCGGTTGTACATATATCAGCAAACGCTGAAATTGAGGAGGTAGAATGAATAAACAAATAAAAGACTTATTAGACATATATAACGACCCATCTCTAACATCAAAAGAGCGTGAACATTATGCGATTAAAATTATTGCTATTTTAAACGAAGGGTATAAAAAATGATTAAATACACTGGCGTTATTACTTTTAAAATTGACATTGAAGCTGTTGACCAAGACGCGGCGGAACATATCGCAAAACAAGCATTGCCTCACAGCTTTGGTTTTATGGACGGCAAAGGTGGATCTGGTAAGTTTTTACGTGGATTGATGCCAGTCGTGTACGAGCAAAAAGAAAACGGGGATAAACCCGATAGCTATTGGCGCAACAGATGAAGATCTTAGGCTTGGTGTTAATCCTGTTCCCAGTTTTAGCACTAAGTAGTGAATCAGAGTGTTTAGCCGCTATCATGCACAGCGAAGCAAACGGAGAAAGCCTGGAGGGATTAATTGCAGTGGCACAGGCAAGCATTAACCGATCTAAGGCTACTAACAGATCAATATGTTTAATTCGTGGCGTGTCACGCAAGAAACCACCATCTAGCATAGCCCAGCATTATACCTCGCTGGCTCAATCTATATTAAACGGTGGTAAATCTATTGTCGGAAAAGCTGATAGTTGGGAAAGAGCTTTAAAACCAAGATATGCCGGTAAAATAGTTCGGCATATTGGTCGGCATACGTTTTACGTTTCAAAAAGATTGGGTTAGTCTTTATTAGTGTAAGTAGGTATTTTACCTCTGTTAGCTTCTCTTTCTGCAATAGCGTCTTCTATAGAGCTAGTAGACCTAGCAGGCTCTCTTGCTGCAATAGCGTCTTCAATACTTAGGTTATCTGTGCCGGAATCGGCTGATGGGTAAATAGCAGCGGTCATACCACCAATTGCCCCAGCCTCCGCTGCTTTTAAGTTTTGTAACTTTGGAGCAGCTTCGTTTGCATAATCTTCCAGCATTTTTACAGCAGCAGCAACTTTGTGAGGGTCTTTTTCCATTAGCATCTCTGCTAACTTAGCAGCAGTCTTTTCAGTCATTTGAGCATTTCTTATGGCTGACGTAGCCATTTTAGTTAATGCCCCTGTCCATCCACCCTCGATTGCGTTTGCCATATGCTCTCCTGCACCGGTGTTTTCTTCCAAGGCTTGACGCATTTGCTGATTCTTAGAAGTTGATGCTCCTCCTAAGATTTTATTCGATTGATTAAATAATTGAGATTCACGTTGTAAAGCATTTTTAAATAAATTATATTGCCCTTCATTATCAAACAAAGGTTTTAATTTTTGCTGTGTTTCAGGCGACCCTATAATGCGTTGAGCTGCATTCATATTGTTTGATGGGTTCATTATATCGCCGTATAGCTTTCGAGATACACCAGTTCTAAACGCATCCTTTTCACCTTCGCTCATTCTTTCAACAGCTTTACCTACTTGCTCGTGGTGCATTGTTTTCCAGTCTTTTAAGCCAGATCTCATAGCATCTTGCAATTCAGCATCGCCTTTATAAATAGCCCTAGCCTCTTTATATTCAGGGACAATATCATCTAAAGCGTTAAGAAATTTATTTTTTTCTTTAATATAAACTATACCCTCGTCTGATACTTTACCAGTAGTGGTATCAATTTCTTTTTTAATTAAAGCGTCAATACCTCTTTTAACATTATCTAAGTTTTCAACAGTGGGATGAAAGGTTTCGCCAATAATATTGCCTTGAGCATCTAAAACAGGTGTAGTATTAAAAGTTTTACCTTCCGCTTCCAACAAATGTTTTGCTTTTGCAAGTCCTAGCTTAAACTGTGGACGATCCAAGAAACTTAGCACAGTAGGGTCAGAAACCTCACCTGTAGCGTATGCAGCTTCATAATGCGGCGCTGCTTTAGTTCGCATAGCGTTTTGTATAGAGTCAAGATCACTATAATAGTTGCCAGGCTCTAATCCTTTGGAAACTTGACCAAACGCTCTTTCTCTAGCACCTAGTTTTTGACCAATAAGCGCATTTTCAATAGTACGAGCGCCTTTACCGGTTCTTTGTGCAACGGCTTGTGCTAAGTCGGCTAGACTTGGGTCTACGTTAGCTACAACAGACGGTACACCCATACGCCTATCTTTATTTAATCTTGATGCAATGTGACGTGGATCCATGTCGCTCTGTTCTAAAGCGCGTGACATTTTTTCTAATGCTGCTCGGTTTATTAAATCTTCACTAGGATTGATGCGTTGTTTAGCATAATCTATAAGACCTGATCCACCTCGGATTGCAGCCGGAATGGTCGCGCCAAGTCCTGCACCCAATACCGCTCCACCTATACCACCTTCTAGGCGCTTATCTGGCCCCGCTGCACCAGATCCTGCAATCACACCTGTGCCTGCGCCGGTAACAGCACCTCTTATATAAGGGTTTTCTGCTAACTTAGCTAGTGCGCCCAATGTTCTAGCGCTTGTGACAGGCGCTGTTGCTTGCCCACCAGGTATTAAATAAGATGCGGCTAACGGAGCTGCACCGCCTACAAATTCTAAAGTAGGTGCTAATAAAGAATGCTCTTCAGAAAATTTACCGGCTTCTTGATTAATTTTTTTAAGGTTTTGTTCATAAGAGTCATCACCTAATTTAGACCGTAACCAAGCCTCCGCCTCATCACCCCACCCCATGCCAAGACCTTGTTCTAAAGCAGCGCGTGACGCGCCTTTTATAAAGTCACTCATTGTAGTTCCTCGCCGTTTGGTGACGTGTCATAAGTTCTGTACTCACCAGACGTAATCTTATTTAATTTTTCCTTACCTAACTCAGCGCTACGCTTTGCTGCTTGATAAGCATCCATTAATATCTTACCTCTGCCTGTTTTTGATTTTGCACCAAGACCTGATAATGATTGCAAAAATTTAATGTCGGTATCAGATGCTGGTTTTAAAAGTTTAGCATTTTGTAATGCTTCACTTCCTAATAAATTTTCAAATTCTGTAGTAGCAATGCTTCTTTCATTTTCCGGCATTACTAACATTGATGTTCGTTGTACAACATCGGCGGGGGAACTGTCATAAGCTAAATTATTTAATTCAAAAGCACGATTTAAAGTTTTTGCTAATGAGTTGGCAACATTAATATTGCTCTCTGCCTCATCTCGCATTTTCATTTCTGCGGGACTTAATCTTGATTCTTTGTTAGCCGCTTGATTTTGTTTAAACACAAGGTTTTCTCTAGCAATATTTAAATTTTCACCTGCGATATTTGCGCCTGAAGTTTGAGCATTAATAGCACCTTGTTTTTGTGCTTGTATTAAATCGCCTATTTCTTTTACTCTTGCTTGATATTCAGGTGTGCCTGACGGCAATCCTTCGTCAAGGGCTTGTTTACCTGCTGCCGATTTTGGCAAGCTTTCCTCGTGATATATTTTATACATATCACGAATAGAGTTAACATTGTCTCTAGCCATTAATGCTTTATTTTTCTGAGCATCTAAGGCTAACTGTAGCTTGTTTACAGCCTCAGCCCTTGCGTCTTTTTTGTACTCACCTAAAGCACCAGCAGCATTGCCTAATGTCTCACCAAAAGATCCTGTTTTAGTAGGAGCACCTAAAGCTGCGGCTAACTTAAACCACATTTCAGATTTAGACTCAGGAGACTCGCCAGATGTAATGTGACTTTGAATCAGGTCGTTATATACTTGACTTTCTTCTGCTGCTTTAGCTCTTGCAGCTGCTAATTCTGACCGATAATCAGGCGCAGCTACTCCACCACCGTCTGCATATTTTCTTATTAAATCATGTAAGTTCACGCTGCCTCCTTTGGCATATTGTTTTGACAATGATCCATACCAAACCTTAGATCACCAATCGGAATAATTACCTGTAAAATCAGAAACCTGTGGAATATCCCAACTACTGCTTGAGCCTGAGCTAGATCCCCAATCATAATTATTACCTGTTAAATCAGAAATCTGTGGAATATCCCAACTATTGCCTGAAAAGTTCCCTCCATGAGTGTCCCAAAGAGTTGAATTATCATTTGTTAAATCAGAAATCTGTGCAAGCTCCCAAGGACTGCCTGAAGAGCTACCTCCATGAGTGTTCCAAATAGTTGAATTATCATTTGTTAAATTAGAACTAGATCCCCAATTATTGGTGCTTGTATTATCGCCAAGCCCCATACTTGACATGACGTTTTCCCAAATAGACGAATTAGTTCCGGAAGTATTAAGCTGTTTGTTATCTTCAAATCCAAGCCCTATACTCGACATGACGTTGTCCCAAAGAGACGTATTAGCGCCATAATTGTCAGAGCTATTATCTCCAGTAATATACGATGCTATTTTATTTAAACCAGCCCCTATGTCTTTTGTATAATCATCCCAAATCGTTGAGGCTGTGTGAGACATATTTTCCCATAGAGTAGGCTCAATTGCGAAACTATTAAATGATACACCAGTCACGGGATTTATCATTTGGCCAACAGCATCAATAGATGCTTGCCATTCAGGTTTCATTTGCAAAAAACCACTGTCTTCTATTTTATTACCAAGCGCTCTTTCAGCTGACAAACTGGCTGGAGTTAATGCGTCGGTAGTTAAAGCAGTCCATATAGTTTTACCCATATCATAAAGAGACGAAGCACCACCCGGCCCTCCTTGCGCTACGCTAAAAAATTGACCAGCTAACTTAGATAGTAGTGCTAGCGCTGAATTTTCAGCCCCAAAGTTTTCCATTTCTGTTGCCCCGTGGATTAACCTTTGTTTAAAAGATTCATCACCTAATAATGATTCAGCTGCAGCTATAACGTATTTTGCCCCGCCATTCATTCCTTGCGCTACAGAATAGATAGTATTTAGAAGCGAATCTCTTTCTGTTGACGTTGGCTGGTAATCATTGTTAAGCCCCAATTTATAATCAAAAGCATTTTTTAAATCAGTCGTAAAATCTTTTTGATTAATATTACCAAAAGTTTTATCGTAAAAACCTTTAAAAGCGTCTGGCGTTGGATTTAGTATGACATTGACTGCGTCAGGTGTGATGCCAATAGCGTGGGCAATTGATTCACTAGATTCTCCAGCCGTTGCTGCATTTTTTATAGCTGATATTGTGGATGCGGGTGTTAACGGTTGATTTACCATAGGTTGATCAGGAATATCATTTCCATATTCGTCTTTTAGATTTTCTACGGTAACAGTAGGACCTTTCACATTGCTACTACCATTATTACCAATGGCGTTACCAGCAGCACCTAGAGAGGTTAAAAGACCAGTAAACGGCATTACATTTAAACTAACACTGCCTAAAAGATTTGTTTTGTCCTGTGCATCTTTATCAGCATTGTATTGATCAATTGCGTTTTGTGTAGCTTTTTGTTGTTCAGGGGTTATTAATGTTATTTCTAATGGCTTTGCATTAAACCCTAACGCTTTTGAAATATTTGGAGTTGTGGGGTTTTCTTTAGTAAATTGTGTTGCGCCTTTTGCCAAATAATTAACAACTGTAATAAAAGGAACGCCTGTGGCTGTAGCAATTTGTTGCGCTGTTAATCCATTTTTTACGGCTGTTTCAACAACAGCGGCAGGATCTTGTATGTTGTTTGATATATAAGACGCAAGATTTTTACTTTGCTCAGGAGTAAGAGTTGTAGTCACGCCTGTTGGATTTGCAATTCTTATTGGTGTTGTAGTGCCACCTGTTGCACCGCCACTTGTACTTGCTGCTGTGGTAGCGTTTACTGGTACAGTATTGTTTTGAAATGCACGAATTAACCCTTCAGGACTACTTTTTATTTCTGATGATATTGTTTCAAATGAACTACCTGTGTTAACCCAATTGTTAACTTCAGCAGGTGTAGCTTGTCTACCTAGGGTTTCTTGATACACAGCTTCTATAGATCTTGGCATTCCTATTTGGCTGTTTTTTATTGCTGATTCTATTTGTGGAAGTGTTAAGCCTGTGTTTGATATATCTAATATTTTTTTAAGAGAATACGTGCTTCCTGTAGCTGTTTTTAAAATATTACTTATAGAGTGTTGTCTTGCTTCTGGAGATGCTTTTATATCTTTAATAATTTGCTCAAGTGGCAACCCTGAATTTTCTATAGATATTATTCGGTCAGGATTATAATTACGTGACCCTGTAGCTTCAAACAAGGCATTTTTTATAACGCTTCTTCTACCTACGGGAGTCGCTTGCATGTCTTGAGTAATTTGTTCAATTGTTTTATTTGAATTAATTAAGCTCTCAAGCTCGTTTCGTTTTGGATTTCTATTATAATAAGTGTAAATAAGATCTTCTATAGTTGATGAACGAGCTTTTAGTAATGCGTCTGCCTCTCTTTGAGTTTTAGCAGTTGATAACCTTAATGCCAGCGCATCCTTTCTAGCTTGAACGTCTGCTTCTCTTTGAGTTTTAGCAGTTGATAACCTTAATGCCAGCGCATCCTTTCTAGCTTGAACGTCTGCCTCTCTTTGAAGCTTATTTGCCGCCACAGTTTCTGCTCTAGCTTTTGCTGCAATCTGCTGTGGTGTTAATGCGACAGGAGGCGTTACAACAGGAGGATTAACGACAGGAGGCGTTACGACAGGAGGATTAACGACAGGAGGCGTTACAACAGGAGGCTGTACGACAGGAGGCGTTACAACAGGAGGCTGTACGACAGGAGGCGTTACAACAGGAGGCGTTACAACAGGAGGATTAACGACAGGAGGCGTTACGACAGGAGGATTAACGACAGGAGGCGTTACGACAGGAGGATTAACGACAGGAGGCGTTACAACAGGAGGCTGTACGACAGGAGGCGTTACAACAGGAGGCTGTACGACAGGAGGCGTTACAACAGGAG